ACTTCTTGCGATTGTATGGCTCCGTTTATGGCCGCATACGCCACGCCGTAACGCTTGGTTTCTTCCAGGCGGCGATTCTGAGCGGCAATTTGCGTCGCCACTTTTTGATTCGCAACGTTCGCCTCAGCTTCACTCTCGGTAATGAGAGAAGCCTCAAGGGCTGCGCGCTTTTGCTCATAGAAAACATTCGTCCGCTCGGATTCAGAAAGTTGCAACGAATCTCGGAGTTGCCCTTCCAGTTCCGCAAACGCCGTTTGACGTTCGATGTCCTGAATCCGTTGCTCTTCCTCAAGGGCGGTCAGTTCCGCGTATCGCGCTTGAAGAGCGGCAATCTCGGTTTCAGTTTCCGCATCTCGAATCGCGGTCAGCGTTTCAATCTCTTGCTGCTTAATGGCTATGAGCGCGGCACTCGCTTCTTGCGCTTTTAGTTGAAGCAGTTGGTTTTGCGCTTCCGCAAGCGCCACTTCTTGCGCTTTGTTTTCTGCGTCTACGCGTGCGCGCTCGTCGGCGGCGGCTTTTAAAACTTCGTTTTGCTTTTCTGCCGCTTCTTTCGCCTTAATGGGAAGGTCTTTAAAAGCAACTTCCGCGCCGTTCTTATAGGCGTTTTTTATTTCATCAATCCCGGCTTTGATACGAGCCGAGTCAAGAGTGAAGGCGCCGGCCAAAACCTTGCCGATTCCTTCAAAAGTCTGCGCGATGAAAGTTCCGAGCCCTTGCACAACCGCAATAATGCGCGCGCCGGCGTTTTCCCAGTTGAGTGCGAGAAACGTCACGGCCGCTACCACGATCCCAATGAGTGCCGGAATGCCTGCGAGCGCCACGTTTGAAGCCACGCCAAAAGCGGCCATAGCCGCCTGAGCAATCACGAGACCTTTTGCGATTCCCGCCGCTGCGAGCACAAAGCCGGCCGCCGCCGCTGCGCCCGTAATGAGTGCCGCAATCAAATCCGCAAGAGATTCGTTTGCGGCGATTGTCTGAAAAAGTTTCGTGAGCGTTTGAATGATCGAAGTCGCAACGGGCGCAAAGCGCGCGCCGATTGCTTCTTGTAAATTACCGAACTGCGTTTGAAGGGCTCGAAGCGAGCCTAGACCTTGGTTAGCAGCGGCCGCCTGCCCCTTGTATCGGCCCTCAACGAATTGCAAAACGGCGGCATATCGCTCGGCAGTGGTTGCGGTCTTTGAAATCTCAAGGCCCTCGCGCGCAAGCGCGTTCGTCCCAGTGCCGATTGTCTTTGCAAGAATAGTCGCGGCGGAATTCAGGTCAATCCCTTTGGCTTGCGCCAGGTCCGCAATGGCGGCGGTCAGCTCTTTTGTGATTCTAGTTTGGCCTAAAAAACTCTGCGCCGTCGCCTGCGCGCCAACCAACGCGTCGCCGTCAACGCCGGTCGCAAGCTCGACCGCTTCCGCGTAACTCTTGTATTCGTCTCGCAGTTTGGTTGTGAAAATCCCCTGCGCTTGAAGAGCCTGCGAAAGTTTGCGTGTCGCCGACTCCGCTTCTTCAAACGCTTTTATAGAAACCCCAATCTCGGCAGTCAGCGCGGCAAACGCCACGGCAGAAATTTTTGCGGCCGTCTCAAGACTCGGTCCCAGGTCCGACGCTTTTTTCGCAATCGCGTCTAATCCGCGTATCGCGTCTTTCTCGTCCGCTGAGATTTTAATTTTTAGATCGTCGGCCATTTCTGAAATACTCCGCTCTTTTTTCCTTGAGCAATTTCTCAGCGTGATCGGAAAACTTACGATCTAAGTCGGGCGTGAAATTTTTTTCGCCTGATTTTTCCTGTAAAAAATCCTCTATAGGTGGAATTTTCGCACGATGCAACGTCGCATGTAAAGACGCGTGCGCGTGAAAATCAATCGTCTTACGACGTTCGATCGACGCTTTCAGTCCTACCACTTGAGTGACCGTGAGTTCTAAAAACTCTTCGATCGAGTAGCCATAAGCTTCCGCTAAGCAGTCGTAATAGCTTCCCCAGTCGGGCTCGACTCGCTTGCTGTCTCCGTCTGGGGTGCCGTGGGGTTTTCTTCGCTCTTTGCGATTTGCTCCATGAGTTTTTTGTCGACGCCTAACGTCTCCGCAACCGCGCAAACCATATTGTATTGATCAATCGGCGAGCAAATCGCTTCAAAGAAATCCTCTTCTTTGGGGAAGAGTTCTTTCTCTTTCAGAAGGTGGTAAGCGAGCTTCGCAGAAACTTCGATATTTTGCTGCGTGAGTTCCACGTGGAACTTTTCGCCGATCGTTTGCTTTGCCCAAATGCGGGCGTTCAGCGAAAACTTTCGAAGCGTCAAAGGTTGAGTTTCGTTCCAAGAAGGCAACGTGAAAGTTGCTTCTTTCGGTTTCAAATCGTCTAGAGTGAGTTTAATGGCCATGTGTATTTAAAGACACATAACGCGCGTCGCTTTCAAGCGCGAGTTGTTGAAATACTAAAATAGTAGTACGATAGTTGTATGACGAAACCTAAAAAGAATGACCGCGTGCCTAACCCCTACGCTCGAAAAATCCTGATCAACTTTCGACTGAACGCCGACGAAATGAGAAACGTGCTCGGATTATCTAAACAATATTTCGACGGAAATATCTCTTTGTTTTTAAGGGCTTGTATAGATCAGTTTAAATATAAAAAATAAAATACGGTGCCAGGGGAGTCTTCCCGGCACCGTATTCGAGAGGCGGAAAACCCAATAACCGCCCCGTCTATTCCCCCACCGTAGGGAATGATTTACGCCGCGTCGATTGCGCGGATTTTGAAAACCGCGTCGGCAGTGGCGTCGTACAAGCAAGTCATTTTGATTTCTGGCTCGCTGAACGCCATTTCTGCGAGAGCAATCGGGAGACCCGATGCCACACAGTTGAGTGCGTCGATTTCAAACATTTGACCCGTGGCGCGCTTCTGAGCCAAAATCAACGCTCCGAAATTAGGAATCGAAGTCGTCGAAGAGCCTACTGAAATGCTGAGCGACTTTGTATTGATCGGGCGAACTTCAAAAGTCGCCGTATCGCCAACGGTCATTCCAATCGTGCCGGAACCGCCTGCGAACTTAATCCCGAGTGCCGCAACATCGGTATCGGTCGAAGCAACGATCGTGTGCGGTCCGCTGACTTCAAGCGTGTCGTCTACATACGTTCCGTCAGTGCCGCGAGTGATGTCGATGTCAGAAAGCAGATAGACCTTGATCGTGGTTGAGGTAATGACCTTTGCAACGTACTTCCCGAATTTAAGGTTCGCGGAAGAACCCGCAAGTGCCGAGACGGTAGCCACGCCGGTCGAAGCCTGCACAAGAGACGTGCCCTTTTTGTTTGTCAAAGTCGTGACCGATCCGCTCGCCTCAGCGACGTTCGTCGTGACCGACGCGCCGAGAAAAAGCTCAAACATAAAACCTTCATACATTTTGACTTTCACAGTCAATTCAGTCGAGAAGGTCTTGGATTCAGCGGCCCATGCGAAACGGTTCGATCCGCCAAAGAGCTGCTCAAGGTCGGCGTTGAGTGCCAACGATGCCGAGCCGATCACTTTCATAATGCCGTAAGGCATGCCGTCTGCTCTGCTATAGGGCGAAATTGAATGCACCCCGAAAAGAATTCTTGGATCGCTTAATGCCATTTTTCTATCCTCCGTTGATTATACAAAAACAAGTTGCACTGAAACTCCGCCCACTTTTATTTCTTCCGAGTTATCCAAACCGAGACGGTAGGTTGCCGGGCGCACAACTTTTATAGTTACTGAATTGCCTCCCATGGCATTCAGCTTTCTCACGTTCGATTCCATGACTTCTTTCACGGCTCTTGTGTATCGGTTGATTCTTCGCCAAACATCGTCCAATAAATTAGGGGATGCGACAAGTACGACATCAATAAAAATTTCTACCTTTTGAGCGGTCACACCTTGGATCGAGATGGGCTCAATCTCTTCCACGCCGTAAAAAATAGCTGGCTTGAACAGCAAGATTTTGTCGTCCCACGTTTGCACAAAGTACGCGGCGGCCGGCACTGGGAGTAGACCCCCCGATACACCTTTTCCAAGGGACACCTTTTCTGCTTCTACCGCCGCGATTTTTGTATTGAGGTTTGCGTTTAAAATCGTGCGAATCTCGTCGACGATTACCTCCGAGTCGATCGTCATGAGAATGCCCCCGACGCCTTGAGGGATTTCAAAACTTGATCGTTCAGAATGTTATTCCATCGTTCAAGTCTTCCCATTTGACCACTCGTGGCGAAACGAGACGCCTCAGGTCCGATGAATAGAAATTTTCGAAGCGGTATTTTAGAGCGGGGCTCGTCGCTTTGATGGTAAGCACCATACTCAACGGTTGTGCCCATCGTGAGAGAAATCTTTTCAATTTGCGTGATATTGCTCGGTGCGCCGGGTCCGCCAAACGATCGCGCGAGCTTTCCGGAACGCACGAGAAGCGGATACTTAAAACCCACCGCTTTCAACTTCGCTTTTGCGTAACGGCTTTTGGGTCCGCCGTTCTTAAAATCATCGTACTTACCCGGACTTTTCAGCTTAAAAATGGCTTGCTGACTGCGATAAAAATCGCGCGCAATGAGCGCAAAAGGAATTCGCAGGTCAGATACAGACGCGCGTGCGCGCGCGAGCGCGGCCCTGAAAGCGGCGTCGTTTGCGACTGAGTAACTGATAATGGGATCAGACACGCGTCACCACTGCTTTTCTTCTTTCTTGAAGACAGGGGAAATCCCGTTGTCGTAGGTGTAAGAAGAAAACACGCCGCCACTTACGTTCTTTGTCGCGCCGTCAAGCGCAAGCTCGCCCTTTGCGATGCTCTTAAGAAGGTTCAAAATGTCCGTTTTCGAAAGAGTCGAGCTTCTCGTGTTTTGATCGGCGCGGGAATTGACCGCGTTCTTCGTTTCCCAAATGCCCTTGATTCGTTCCGCGACAAGCGTTCTCGAATAGAGTTTGAGAAGCTCAAGACCGTCGCCACTTGTGACCGGCACTTCATACCGTTGGCCCACGAAGCTATTAATGAGCGCGTCGGCCTCGACGATGAATTGAGTCACGGTTGCCTCAGGCATAAGCGAATCCGTCGCACTGAAATCAATGCTTTTAAATTCGCTTTCTACCTGAGCAACCGTGCAATAAGGCATGTTAGAGACACCGATAGTTTTGAAGGAACAGAAGCTCGTAATCGTTCGTTCCGTTAGGGGCGGTCGCGAAAATAGCTGTGTTCTTTTCCACTTCGTCGGCGTCGGCTACAAGCGTCGGGCGGGTAGCAAGAGCGCCGTTTTCAATCGCGTGCATCACGTGTCCGGTCATATCCATGCAACGCTTGAAGCCGATTTTCGTTCCGTAATTTACGGTCCAGGTTGCTCCGAAAGGAGTGTCTTCGCAGTTCGCTGGAAAAACGACGGAAGTGATCGTCTTGAATGCCTTGTCGCCAGTCGTCGCAGCTGAAGCATTTGCGGCGAAAGCGAAGTTTTCCGAAATCGCGTCGTTCAAATAGTTCGTGCCATTCACGACAATCGTGCAATTGCCCACGTCGTTCGTGGTACCGCCGGGGGTAATCACGACGTTTCGAGGCACGTCTGGTTGATTCGAAAAGGTCGTCACCGTAACAGCGGCAGTTGACGTGTTACCAGCGTGTGCACTGAGCGCAGCGGACGAAGCGGCCGCCACAACGTTCGTGAATTGCTGACGCTCAACCACTTTTTGAGTGGGGAGCTTGATGTCTTGGAAGTAAGGGCGAATCGCGGCGTGAGCGGTCGAAGCCGTCAACATCGCGAGCAACCCGAAAATGAATCTCATTGGATAGTCTCCTTCGTTCGCCCGGAACCCTCTCGCAAAGGTTCCGGGCAATCGGTTGTGGTTTAGGCGATTACGGCCTTGAGCAAGTAAGCGGCAGACACATTCGAGAGGAGAAGATCATACTCGTCTTCAACCAAGATTGCGTTCGACTCAGGCGGGTTATTCACAGCGTACTTATACACCTTTTGCGGAGTCGATCCGGTAGGGCGTACGATGTAGCCGAGAGAAACCTGCATGATTTGCGCGCGGTCAGGAGCGACGCCCAAGACGATGTCCTTACCCCAGACTGGGGCGAGAACAGACGACTGGCCTTCGTTCGCAGACTCATACATGCCCTTTGCGACGTAAATTTTGTCGACATCGAGTGCCGACGCAATTTCGTCTTCCTTCAAACCGCCCGGACGAGCGTACTTGAAACCAAGCGCGTCGAGCAATTGAGGATGGTAGCGGAGCATGTTGTATACGCTCCAGTCCATCGCTGCGAAGTTAGGGGCCATGCCGCACGCGTCGCGCACAACTTTTCGCTTCGCTGCGAAGACTTCGATCGGGCTAGAATTTGCGTAATCCGAGAACTGATCAGAGCCAGAAAGAGTCTGATTCTGTGTAATGATCGAAGTCGAAGTCAGGTTGTCAGCAAGAGCTTTTTCAAACTCAAGCGACAACTTCGACTTAAGACCCATGGTCTCGTCTTTTTCAGCGTCGAAAGGCTTCTCAACGTTACGGTAATCGTCCTTCGTGACAAGACCTTCCAAGCCGTGGCCTTCGATCACGAAAGTGGTCGAGTCACGAGCGATGGTTTCCACTCGGCGGTATTCGCCGCGTCCGCCCTTGAGAGAAACCTCAAGACGCAAGTGCTGCGTGCCGTACTTAGCGAGCTTACCGCTCATTTGTGCCGCGTTAACAGTCGGAAGAATCTTGTCGGCGATCAAACCTTGTGGCTGGTATCCCGAAGCCACCTCGGTCAAAAACTTATCAATCTGTGCCTTTAATTGGCTCATTTGTTTTTCCCCTTGAGTAGTTTAAAAATTAGCTCTGTGCCTGAGTTGCCTGCGCCATAACAACGTCAACGCCGAAAATATCACCGGCAACTGCTGCGGCCTGAGCCACGCCGATAATTCTTTCGTGCTGAGCTGCGACCTTTTGAAGTGCGCCGGTAGCTGCAACGCCGAGCAAATCGCCCAATGCGATTACGCCTTCAGCGAGACCTTTTGCGCCGCCGCCTGGCTTCGCCACTTCGACGAGTTCGCCGGAAGCTGCGTCGTTTTGCGCGATGCCGATCACTTTGTCAGTGGTTGCCGAGCACTGCGCAACGGTCTCAGCGTCTGAACCGAACTTGACGCCTTTGCCCTTAGAAACTGATCCGCTTGCGCGGAAGGTCTGAATGTTGAGATGAAAAGAACTTGCCATAATTTTCTCCTTCTTACTTATGAACTTCGTTGTAAGCCTGAGTGATCGCCTCATGGCGAGCAATACCGGCTTTGACTTTTTCTTCGGCTAGCTTGAAAACTTTCTTTTCGAAGTCGGCTGCTTCGCCTGCGCCGCCGTGACCCTTGGAATCAAGATTCACTTTTTCAGCGAGCTTTGCGAAAGAGGCGACATCGCCCTTGATGAAAGCGTCCTTCTGAGCTGGAACGGCTTTGCCTTCTGAGAGAAGCTTTGCAAACTCGCCTTCTTTTTCAGCAAGCTTTGCGGCTTCTTTCAGCTGAGCGTTTTCGGCCATGACGGCTTCTTTTTCTTTTTCAACGCCAGCGGAAGCAGACTTAAGAGCTTCAAGCTCTTTCATCTTTGCGGCAATGTCAGCTTCGAGCTGCGCAATTTTCGCCTGGCTATCGCCGAGCATCTTTTCTTTTTCGCCTTCGACTTTTTTGACTTCCATCAGTTCGTCGGAAAGCTTTTTATTTTCTTTTTTCAGTTCGTCTAAAGTCATTGAATTCCCTTTCTCACTTGCAACTATAGGTTCCATGTCCTTCAAAAAAGGACGATTAGTTAATCCGGCTCCATTCAAAACATTTGCGTATATTTGGCCCGTGTCGGGGCGAACCCACTCGGTGTCAAAATCAGGCGACAAGTAACGTAGCTCGCGGTCTTTCAGCATTTGCTTCGCGGCCGGGGTCCATTCGACTTCTGCTAAAAGTTTTGCGCCGTCGTCAGAAATAAGAACTTGTTTAACCCACCCGGCGGCCTTCTTGTCGGCTTCGTGGAAGTAATCGATTGCGATGTCGCACCCTTTGACGCGCTCATCGAAGTTGCGTTTAAACTCCATGAGCGTCTGAGTCGTGATTGAAAAATCGCCGTACTCTTGATGAATGAAATCGCCCGTGCGGCAAATCTGCACGGTGCTAGGAACCTCTCCGTCGGAAAGGAGCGCAATTTCGTTGGGCTCAGAGAAAAGCAAACGCATATTCGCAGTGTGCGGAAACCTTAAGAATGCGTCAATACGTTAAGCGGAAATGCGCCTCGCGTTATTAAAATTGCTCGTCGATACACTCTTCCGCCATGTCGCCCACCATGTAGGGCCATGACCCGTAGTGCTGAGTCCAATGCCCGAAAGCTCCCGCGCGACGTTGGTGCGACAACTCATGCCCTTGATGTGCGCCGTAGGATTTTGACGACAACCCCATGCGGGAATTCGTCCACATGCGAGTCTCGCTCCCCGATCCGGGCACGTTGTTTTTGTCAAAATAGGTGTAGCCAACCACGCTCTTTCGCGACGAGTACCATCGCAAATCAAGCGGATATGGCGCGTTTTTCGTGAAAATATGCCAGGCTTTTGCGGCTTCGTTTCTCGCCAGTTGCGTGGGCTCATCGCGCTCAAGCGTCGAGAATTTGGCGGCGAGAAGCTTTCTCTCCAGGCAACCCGACGCGTAGGCTTGATTCAAATAGCACTGTGCTTCTTCCGCGTATGCGTGGTCATTGCCGCCAGGAAGAACCGATTCCGCGCTCCCCTTCCCGATCGTGACAAGCCTTTTTTCGGGTTGAACGCACTCGGTTTTTGGCTCGTCTGGCACTGGTGCCGGAACGCCCTTACCGCCCGCAAACGCAACGCCACACGAGAACAAAAGGAGAGTTAGCATCACTCAACTGTAAAGATTTTTGAACACTCCGCAAGCGTGATCGACTTCAATTCCGTTTTTGTCAGCGGCACGCCACCGCGGTCAATCTCAGGATTTGACTCGTCGCCCACCATGTTAGGTACCAATCTCGATTTGCAATTATGATGGAGCGGCGGGCCATAACGGTCAACGTCTGGGTCACTTACCGCAAACACCGTGCCCTCAAGCGCCTGGCAAATCGGCGAGATGGGGTCTTCATTCACGAAAGTAAAACTCTCGATCGACGCCGCAACGTCCGGCTCAAAGAAAAGCGCCATGCGCGACGAGCCCATGACGTGTGCAATCGCGTCGGCGGCGGCCACTTCAATACTCATGGCCTTATTGCTCGTGCCTTCCAACGTTGGCACGACCTTCTCGTCAACGTCATTCAGAATCACGTTGATATCGTCGGTGCTCGTCGCTGAGCTTGTGAATTGAAAGTAAGTTGCCTTCTCTAAATCCGCCACTTGAGATTCAGCGACTAAGGACGCTTGCGCCTCGACTTGTTTTTTCACGTGTGTCGGGAGCGCGTCGAAGTAGCCCTTTTTTGGATCGTATGCCGCAAGGCGACGAGTCTCCGAGAGTTGTTTTCTGACCGCCGGCGAAAGTTCTTTCTTCGCGCCTTCGCGCGCTTCAAAAGCAAACTGCGCGAAAAGCTCTTTCAGCTTTGAATAATAATCGTCCTTACCTGGCGCGTCGCCCATGTTTGCGGCAACTTTTACTTTCCCGCTTTCAGGTGCCGCGTTGTAAGCGGTGCGAAGCTTATCTTTCATCTTTGCGTAAATCTCAGTGAGAGACTCACGCATGAGTTCAGAGGTCACATCCTTATTTTTATTGAAAGTCTTTTTCCAAGAGTCTGACAACCTTCGCTCAGAGAACTGCATCGGTCCGGACGGTGCCGCCGCTTGCGCCGCTGGAAGCGGAGCACTTCCCGGTGTTCTTTGTGGGAGCATAAACCTTTTTCGAAGGTGCGACTCTAGTTCGTCGTCTGTCGTGATTGCGTTCGCCGCTTTCAGCTTTTGCACGATATCCGCAAGCGCAGTACCTGCGTTGTCGTCAATCCCAGACGCTTTCAATTTCGGGTACCCCAGTTGAGGTCCGAAATTCATCTTGATTTCTTTGGGAAGAATCTCTCGGTTGAACTTTCCGCACACAATGTTTGCGTAGGCTTTCAAAGCGAGAACGAAAAACTTAGTTAAGCCTTCGCCTAAGTTGTAAGAACCGCCCGCGCCATTCGTGCCGAGTGCCAAAAAGTTGGCGACCATGGCATTGATCATTTCTGTGTTCTCAAGCAAAATGAGCGACTTAATTTTTTCGGCGTCAAAATCATGCTTCTGTAGCGTGATTTCCCACCCTTCTGGGAAAATTAAATATGCCGACTCGTGAGAGGTATAAGTCTCAAGCATGAGTTTGTATTTGTTTAGCTCGTCTGAATTTTCTTTTCCGCTCGGAACTTTTCCGACCACAACCCCTAGGGCGTACTTCTCGACGCCGATTGCGGCGAGCTTAAGATAGAGCTGCTTTCTAATCCAAGCGCCATACATTCCACGAAGGACCGAGATGCCTTCATAGTTGTCGCCTTCTTTTTCGTTCGTGAAAATCACGAGCGTATCAGCGGGCATGCTGACAACCGTGTTCTTCGCCACGTCGCCGACCACTTGCTGATCGACCGAAAGAAGCTTTCCGGTGCCTTGCTCCACGTTCCATCGGGTTATGGTTTTCTGGGCGCGGAAAGAAAGGCTCTTCGTGCAAAAGAACGTCCCGAACTTTGGGTCGTTTTGCACGAGTTCGTGCACCTGTTCAAACGCCGAGAATCCAAACGGAAGAAGCGTGAAAACTTCTTGCATGAATTGATCCCAGTCGATCCGCTCTTTGAAAATGTGCTCGACAAACGCCGCGTGCTTCTCACCGTCTGCTACGCCTTTGGCGGGCTCAAATTCCCACGTTGCGGCCTTAAGCAAATTGACCGCCGCCGTGAGCACCATGCGAACCTGTGATTCGCTGCGCCGCATTTCGTCCCAAATGTCCGCGCCGCGTTCGCCTTGAAGTTTGGAGAGGTATTCTTCCGAGAAGTAGCCGCCGTTGATTTCGGTGCCGCTCGTGCCTTTGGGCATGAGGTTCTTTCGAATCCCGCCGCCGCCCACGTCCATCGCGCTTGATTGAGACTCCGCGAGTTTCTTTGGCCGCCCTCTTTTTCTTACCATAAAGATCCTGCTTTCGTCCCTGATGCAAAAGGTCTTGAGGTACTTCTGAAAGCGTCCGCGCTCATTTTCCCCACTTTGACCGTGTGGTACCTTCCGTAATTCGCCAGGGCCAGGCTATCGGTGTCGTCAGGAGATTTACGCCCAGTGCGTTTTTTGAAATCCTCTTTTGATTCGATAATCATTCTACCCTTTGAGTCGAAAGAATAGAGTAACATCGGCATTTCGTCTAGGTAACTATCTGAATGCGGCGGACCTGGAAGTTGAAACCCTGATTTTAAGTCTTCCGCGAGAAGCCCATACATGCGAGCTTTGACGTTAACGTATCGCGCCGCGTCTTTTTCGTCGGTGTTTGCCGATCCGAAATTCACGCCCCTGATTTCCACGTCTCGCCCGATTTGATGCTCGCGCTGTAGCTCTTTCAAGCGATCGACAACCCCGGACCCTAGTCCCGTTTCATCGAGACAAATCACGTCGGCGCCGTGCTCACGATACATCGCCATGACTTCGCCCGTGCATACGGTCAAATCGACCTTAGAAAGCCTTTTTTTCGCCAGGAACTTTTTGCCGTGAATGACTGTCAGACAACTAAAGTCAGACCCGAAACGCGCGATGTCCACGCCGATTACTTTCTTGTCTTCGCCGGTCAGCGTGTAGAAATTCAGCATCGCGTTTTCTAGAATGTGGAGAGGGAATAACGTCTTGTCGTCTTCCGTCGGAAACTCACCCAGTATTTTGCCTTGCGTGAGAGGATGCTCAAATCCCCAATCCAAAATCGACTCGCAAACCCACTTCGCTGAAAGCAGATAGGGGCGCGTGACCTTATAAGAACTTAGACGCTCTAGACGTTCCGCGTCGTCCAATCCCCGCAAAACGTGAATCTCTTCTTGAAGGGCTCGCATGTCGGTCAAGCCGTTTG